GACGCCGAAGCCGCCCGCAAGGAGCCCGCCGCGTGACCACCCCTCAGACCGTCCTCTGCTCCGAGTGCGTCCGCGACGGCGGGATCACCCTCTACGGCCGCCACCACAGGCCACGGGCTTGCTCGAGCGCGCCGTAGAGCAGGGCGAACCCTGCCCCCCCACGGCGCTTGACCTCCCAGGTGACCGGTAGGCCGCACGCCACGTCCGGGGCGGCCAGCCCGTCGCGCTGGAGGTAGCCCAGGCGGTCGGCGGGGATGCCCCAGGCGCGGAGCTGGTCCCGCCACTCGCGTTCCCCGTCGGCGCCCTTCCGTGGGGAGCGGCGGGTCACGCGAGGGACTCCTCGGCCCGCGCTCGGCGCGCCTCGCGCGCGAGGACGAAGAGGGGGTCGGAGGGCTTCACGAGCGCCCCCCCTCGGCGATCGCGGCCCGCGCCTCGTCCCCCTCCGGGGTGGGCGGAACGCGTGGTACGCGTTCCCGCGGGAAATGACCCCCCTGCGCGCGCGTGAGAGGGAGTTCCCCCTGGAACGCGTTCCGTGGCGTTCCCGGTTGGGACGCAAGTCCCAGCCCCCGCCAGACTCGTCCGGCCCGACCGCCCCTAGGCGGCTGGAATGTGCGGTCCGTGAGGCTGGCGGCGACCCGGCGGGCGGAGAGAGGTTCCTCTCCGGCGGCCTCGCACCACGCGACGTAGGCGGCGCGGAGGTCCTTCGCGGACACGGAGAGCCCGGGAGCGACTCCCTGCCGTCCTCCTCCCCGAGCACGTCTCGAAGGACCACGCCGGCAGGCCCATCACGACCCGCCGAGAGCCCGTCTGCGGGTTCCACCTCGAGCTCGCCGCTTGGCGTGCAGCGGGACGCACCCGCGGCTACCCAGCCCCCATCTGGACCGTCCCACCGGGCCAGAAGCCCGAACGGTTCCTCGTCGAGGCGCCCACCACGGAGCGCCCCGCGTGACCCGCCCCGACCTCCTCGCCGCCCCGTGGGCCCTCGCGCGCGCCCTGCTGGCCCTGGCAGGCGCCCTCCTCGTCGCCATCGACCGGATGGCCGCCCGTACCACCGTCGCCCCTGGCCGCCTCTCGTGGCCCTCGCCGTGGCCGCCCGTGGCGTTCCTCTGCGACGGCACGACCGTCGACGGACCCACCCCGCACCTCGGCCACGACTGGTGGCGCTGGGAACGCAAGGCCGGCGGGGTCGACCTCGTGTGCTCGCGATGCCTGCGGAAGCTCTGGAACCCCTGGACGAACCGGCCGTCGCGCTACTCGCTCCGCGTCGAGTGCACGTGGGGCGTCAGGGACCCCGTGACGCGCGGCGCGCTCGAAGTGCGCGTGCTCGACTCCTGGACCGTCCCGGGCGACTTCGACCGACGCCCCCGGCCCTGCACCTGCCCGGCCTGCCGTACCCGCGTCCGCGCCGCGTGAACTGTCCGCCCTGTCCGTTACGGTCCGGGCGTGATCCGCGTCCGCCTCGCCGAGATCCTCCGCGCCCACAAGCTCTCCTACCGCGCACTCTCCCGACGTACCGGCCTCTGCTTCCGCACCGTCTGGGAGTTCGGCACCGGACGAAGCACCCGCATCGACCTGAACACACTCGACCGCATCTGCTCAGCCCTCCGCCTCCGCGACGTCGGAGTGCTACTCCACGTCGAGGGCGGCCGCCAGCCCAAGCGAATCCCGAAGCCGGAACGGCAGCCGAAGTACGTCCACCCCGCCGACTGCGTCTGCTACGACTGCCTCTTCCCCGAGCGAACAGAGCCCGTCGTGCCCAAGCGCTTCCGCGTCGTCGGCCGCCGGGTGTAGGCTGGACCCGTGAGCAGACAGCCGCCCAGACGACGTGAGGCAAGCGCGGAGGCGTCGCGCGCGCGCACGCGCGAGACGTTCCTGGCAGCGCTCGCCCGCACCGGGAACGTGTCGGAGGCGGCCCGAAAGGTCGGCGTTCACCCGACCTTGCCATACGCCTGGCGGAAGGAAGACCCGGACTTCGCCGTCGCCTGGAACGCCGCCGTGGAGATCGCCACCGACGCGCTCGAGGCCGAGGCCCGGCGTCGTGGTGTCGAGGGCTGGCTCGAGCCCGTGTTCCGTGAGAAGGGGCAGATCGGAACGATCCGGCGGTACTCGGACCGGATGCTGGAGATCCTCCTTAAGGGGCACCGCACGAAGTTCCGCGAGAACCAGAAGCTCGAGGTCTCAGGCCCAGGCGGGACGCCCATCCATGTCGTACACGAACCCGACGCCGCCGCCCTTGCCGAGGCCGCTCGCATCCTCGCTCGCCAGGGTCAGCCGGCTCCGGATGACGAAGTGGATCCGGCACAACCCGTTCCCGAAGCAGATCGCGTTCCTCGCCCTGACTGACGTCGCTGAGGTCCTGTACGGGGGGGCCGCCGGTGGGGGGAAGTCCGATGCGCTCCTGATGGGGGCGCTGCAGTACGTCGACGTCCACGGCTACCACGCCATGCTGTTCCGCCGCACGTACCCGCAGCTGGCGCAGCAGGGCGGCCTCATCGAGCGCTCGCAGGAGTGGCTCAGCGGAACCGAGGCCGTGTACAACCGCCAGGAGGCGCGCTGGACCTGGCCGTGGGGCGCGTCCCTCCAGTTCGCCCACCTGCAGTACGAGGCCGACAAGTACCAGCACCAGGGGGCGGAGTTGCAGTACGTGGGCTTCGACGAGCTCACCCACTTCACCGAGAGCATGTACTTGTACCTGCTCTCGCGCCTGCGCCGTCCCGTGGATGGACCGCTCTCCACAGTGCCCCTGCGCGCCCGTGCCGCGACGAACCCGGGCGGCATCGGGCACACGTGGGTGAAGGACCGGTTCGTCCTCCACCGCAACGACCAGGAGCGCTGGTTCGTCCCCGCGTCCTGGCGCGACAACCCGGCGCTCGACCCGTCCTACGGCGAGCAGCTCGACCTCCTGGACCCGGTCGAGCGCGCGCGGCTGAAGGAGGGCGACTGGGACGCGACCGGCGGCGGCAAGGTGTTCCAGTCCTCCTGGTTCCAGGTCGTGGACGGGGCGCCCGCGGGGTGCCGGCGCGTGCGGGCCTGGGACATGGCCTCGACGCTCGACGCAGGTTGCGCGACGGCCGGCGCCAGGTGGGCCCGTGCACCCGACGGCGTGATGTACGTCGAGGACCTGATCGCCGTGCACCTGGACCCCGGGGCGCGCAACGAGCTGATCCTGGCGACCGCCGTGGCGGACGGCCGCGAGGTCGAGGTGGACTGGGAGGAGGAGGGGGGCTCGAGCGGGAAGGACCAGTCGCTCATGCTGCGGAACCTGCTGCAGGGGTGGCGGACGTGGGGGACGCGGGCGACGGGCGACAAGGTGACCAGGGCCGGGACGTGGGCGACGCCGGCGCGCATGGGGCGGGTCCGCCTGGTGCGGGGCCCGTGGAACCGGCACTTCCTCGACGCCGTCCAACGGTTCCCCGAGGCGTTCAAGGACGAGGTCGACGCCTGCTCGGTGGCGTTCCAGCGGCTAGCCGCGCCGGTGGGTCCATTCGTCGTCTCGCTCTGACGGAGGCCCGGCGGGGGGCCGAAGCCGCGGAGGGCCGGTGGTAGCGATCCCTCACCGCTACGCTCCGGGGCATGGGCCTCCTCCGCCGGCTACGTGCCGCTCTGGCTCCCCGGGTCCGCACTGCCGGCGACTCTCGCTTCGGCGATCCCACCGACTGGATGACCGCCTGGGAGATCGCCCAGCGCTACGCCCAGGGCGTCCCGACGGGGAGCCCGTTCAAGTACCACGCCTACGTGTACGCCGCCTGCCGCGCGTGGGCCCAGGGCTTCTCCGCGGCGACCTGGCGCCTGTACACCGGGAGCGCCGACGACCAGCAGGAGGTCCTCGAGGGGGACTGGTACGAGCTGTTCCAGCGGCCGAACCCGAACCTGGACGGGGCGGACCTCTGGCCGCTGCTCGGGCTCCACCTGGCGCTGCGCGGCGAGTCGGCCTGGGTGTTCGAGGGCAAGGGCGAGACGCTCGGGGAGCGGGAGGTCCCGCGCGAGCTGTACGTCCTCCCGGGCGGCCGGGCGACCTGGGAGCTCGTCCGGGACCCGCAGACGAAGCTCGCCGTGGGCTGGAAGTACCGGGACCCGCGGACCGGGCAGACGGTCCCGTACCCCTGGCACCAGGTCCTGATGCTCCGCCTGATCGACCCGGAGGAGCCGGAGCGGGGCCTAGCGCCGCTCGAGGCGGCCCGGATCGGCATCGAGTCGGACACCCACGCTGCGTCGTGGAACCAAGCCTTCTTCCGCAACGGGGCGACCGTCGGGACCGTGCTCTCCATCCCGAAGGAGGCTGGGTTCCTGACGTCCGACCAGGTCGACCAGACGCGGAAGGAGTTCGAGGACCAGCACGTCGGGTCGGCGAAGGCCTGGCGCGTGAAGGTGGTCCAGGGCGGGGCGGACGTGAAGAACGTCCTGCCGACGCACACGGACATGGAGTTCCTCGAGCAGCGGAAGTGGAGCCGGGAGGAGATCGGGGCCGTCTGGGGCGTGCCGCAGTTCCTGCTGGGGCTGACCCAGGACCTGAAGTACGCGACGGCGCGCGAGTCCCGGCGGGTGTTCCACGAGCAGACGATCGCGCCGATGATGGGGATGGTCGAGCGGCTCCTGGAGCAGCGGCTCTTCCGGGCGCGGACGGACCCGATGGAGCGCGCCAGGGCCTCCGTGGCGGGCCGGCGCGTGGTCTGGGGGGCGTTCGACGTCTCGGGCGTGGAGGCGCTCAGGGACGCCTACAGCGAGCGCCTGGCGAGCCTGGCGGCCATCGTGGGCGCGGGCTGGCCGCGGAACGTGGCGAACGACCACCTCGAGACGGGCCTGCCGGCGCTGCCCCCCGAGGAGGGCGACGTCGGGACGGTGAGCTTCGGGCTGGCGCGGCTGAAGGACGTGACCCAGCCGATCGACCTGGAGGCGGACGAGCCCGCCCCCGCAGAGGGCGCGGCTGCCCCGGAGGGCGCGGACGCCGTCCAGGACACGGCCCTCAACGGGGCGCAGATCGCGTCGCTCCTCGAGGTCGTCCTGATGGTCGCCTCGGGCGAGCTCAACCCGGACAGCGCCAAGGCGACCCTGTTGGCGTCCTTCCCGACCCTGAAGCCGGAGGAGGTCGACGCTCTGGTCGACCCGGCCGCGGCCCAGGCGGAGGAGAAACCGGCGTCCCCGAAGCCTCCGTCCTCGCCTCCTCCTCCTCCCGGCAAGCCGGAGGGCGGTGCCGCGGCCGACCCGTCCGAGCTGGAGCTGCCCGACCGTGGCGCCAGGGCCTTCCCGGCGATCAGCATCCGCGACGCCGGCCGTCGCCGGCGGCTCCGGGTCTGGATGGACCTGGCCGTGCGCGTGTACGCCCCTCGGGAGCGGGCCTTCCTGGCGCTCGTCCGAAAGCACTTCCGGCGGGTGGGGGAGGACGTCCTCGGCGAGCTCCGCGGGGGGCGCTCCGGGAGCGTCCTCGTCCGGATGACCGAGGGCGAGCTCGACGAGTACCTGAAGCGCAAGCGCGCCGAGTGGGACGAGTACCTGAAGCGGCTGGCCGGGCCCGAGTACAAGCGGACGGCTAGGTCGGCGATCGACGCCCTCCTGCGCCAGCTCGGCGGGCCCACCGAGTTCGGGGTCTCCGTGACCACGCCGCCGGCGGTCCTCGAGTTCCTGAAGGAGAAGGAGATCCGGCTGGCGCACCAGGTGAACGACACCCTGGTGAAGCGGGTGAAGGGGGCGCTGGTCGAGGGCCTGGGCGAGAAGAAGCCGGTCACGGCGCTGGCTCTGGACTTGGAGCGGGAGCTCGGGGTCGAGGAGCGGCGGGCCCGGATGATCGCCCGGTCCGAGGTGGGCCAGGCGGCGAACGGCGCGCGGTTCGAGTGCACCCAGGTCCTGGCCGCGGAGGACCCCCACGTCAAGGGACGGGAGTGGACGACGGCCGGGGACGAGCGCGTGCGGCACTCCCACGTGGCGCTCGACGGCGTCGTGGTCCCGGTGACGGGCGGCGTCTACGCGAACGGCTGCAGGTTCCCGTGCGACCCCGACGGCGAGCCGGAGGAGATCATCCAGTGCCGGTGCGCCGAGGGGCTGGTCATGGACATCTGAGCAGGAGGATTCACCCGTGCGTCAGCGCAAGCCCCCCTTCAGCCGCCGCGCCGTCCTGCCGTTCCAGTCGCGCGCCCTCACGCCCGAGGAGGCGGGTGGCGAGGACCGGGTCGTCGAGTTCGTTGCCGCCACCGAGGAGGTGGCGACGGACGGCCTGATCCTCCTGGCGAAGGGGTGGGTCCTGGACCGGTTCCTGCGGGCCGGGGCGCTCCTCTGGGCGCACAACCGGTTCGAGGACAAGCCCCCCCTGGGCGTGCCGGTCAGCGCAGAGGTGGACGAGGAGGCCGGCGAGCTCCGGGCGAGGGTGCGGTTCGCGACCGCCGAGGACCACCCGTTCGCGGACTTCGTCTACCGCTTGGTCAAGGCCGGGATCCAGCGGGCGGTTTCGGTCGGCTTCAAGGTCCTCGAGATGCGCGACCCGATCCCCAGCGAGAAGGAGCGGGGGGCGTGGGGAGTCTCGACGAAGCACGAGCTGATCGAGCTCTCCGCCGTGCCGGTCGGGGCGGACTCCGGGGCGGTCGCGCTCGTGCGCCAGGCGGCGGCCGCGGGGACCCTCCGGAGGGAGGACGCGGAGGCCATGCGCCAGCTGGGGGGTGGTGAGGGATCGCTACGCGCATCCTGGGAGGCGTTGGCAAAGGCCCTCCAGGACGTGACCGTGACGAAGCGCGCGGACGAGCAGCCGGACGACGAGGACGAGGCCCCGAAGGCGGGCGCGAGCGAGAACGCGGCGGCGATCAAGGACATCGCCGGCACGTTCCGCCAGGGCGCCGACATGCTCGACGCGATCGCGGACGACCTGGGCGCGGACGAGGGAGAGGACGGCGAGGACGAGGAGGAGGCCTCCGAGGAGGGATCGGAGGGCTCGAAGGGCTCGAAGGGCTCGAAGGGCGCGACGGCCGAGCAGGTGCGCCAGGCTGTCGAGGTCGCGCTGAAGCCGCTGGCGGAGCGGATGGCGAAGGTGGAGGCGCACCTGGCTGCGCAGGCGGAGGCCGCCGCGCAGTCGCGATCGCAGCAGGACGTGGTCAGGCGGCTGCACGCGGCCGTCACCGGGAAGTGAGGAGCCACAAATGCCCGAGGACACGAAGACCCAGACGCCGGTCGCCAACGTCGAGACGCTGATCGCGGAGATCAAGCGGGAGTTCGACGAGGGCAAGGCGAGCCGCAAGGCCACGGACGAGCGCATCCGGGCGCTCGAGGAGGCGGTGAAGACGAACCCGCGTCCGATCGGGAGCGACGGCCAGGACCCGGAGCAGGCGCGCCCCTACCGGATGATGGGGGCGATGCGGGCGGCGTCGCTGATCCGCGACGGCCGGTCCGCGGACGAGGCCTGGAAGGGCTTCGAGTACGAGCGCGAGATCTCGAAGCGCGCGGCCATGTCGTCCGGGGACGACGCGGCGGGCGCGTACCTGATCTCGCCGGAGACGGACCCGACGCCGATCACGTCGCTGCGCCCGGAGACGGTGGTCCTCAAGGCGGGGGCCCGCGTGGTCACGCCGAAGGGCGCGCCGTACCGCGTGCCCGAGATCACGGCCGGGGTGAGCGGCGGCTGGATCGACAACAACGCCGCCCCCTCCGAGACGAAGCCGGCCACGGCGCTGAAGCAGATGCAGCCGCGCAAGTACGGCATGCTCGTGAAGTGCGACCGGTCGCTCCTCTCGATGGCCGACCCGTCGATCGAGCCCTACATCCGCGAGGACCTCACGCTGAAGCAGGCGGAGGTCATCGACCTGGCGTGCCTCACGGGCACCGGGGCGAGCGGGCAGCCGAAGGGGCTCCTGGTCTACAGCGAGATGCTGGTGGGCGGGAGCCAGGTCGTCGCGATCGGCACGAACGGCGGCGACCCGACGTTCAAGAAGCTGGCCGACCTGATCGGGAAGCTCGAGGACGCGAACGCGCTCCGCGGGAAGCTCGCCATGGTCAGCCACCCGAAGACGCGCCGGGTCGTCAAGAAGGAGATGGTCGCGCAGTTCTCGGGCGACACGGGCGGGGTGTTCCGCCTCCCGATGAGCCCGATCCTCTCGGACGCCGCGCTGGCGCAGGCCATCGGCTACGAGTGGCTGGTCACGACCCAGCTCCCGATCACGAACACGAAGGGCACCGCGAGCGACTGCTCGCCGATCGTGTTCGGGAACTGGGCGGACCTGCTCGTCGCCCGGTGGGGCGGGAGCGAGATCCGGCCGCTGTTCGAGCGGGGCGCCGAGTACGACCAGGTCTGGTTCGTGCTCTTCTTCCAGATGGACGTGCTGCGGCTGCGGACGGAGTCGTTCGTGGCGATCCGCGACGCGCGCGTGAACAACGCCTGACCGTAGACGGTCGCGGGCCCGGGCGTGTCACCCGGGCCCCTGACCGGGAGGACCGACATGGGCTCGATCAACTTCGGGAAGCACCAGATCGACGGCGCTCCCGTGACGCCGTTCTCGGCGATCAACGGGACGCTGATCGACGACACGACCAAGCGCGCGATCAAGGCCGCCGTGGCCGGCAAGCGCCACTGGATCACCGCCGCGAAGGCGGTCAACAAGACCAGCGCCGAGACGCCGACCGTGCAACTGTACGACGGCACGCCGACGCTGCTCGCGGCGCTCTGCCCGGGCGACCCGGACGTGAGCCCGGGCGGCGACTTCGTGGAGTTCAACCCGCCGATCGAGGTCGCCGCCGGCCTCAAGATCGACGGGGCGGCGGTCGCCGCGGTGGGCGACTGCTACGTCACGATCGTCGGCTACGTCGAGGACTAGCCCCTGAGGGCTGGCGGAAAGGAACCGACTTCCATGTGCAGCACGTTCAAGAACGGGAAGCTCCTCGACAGCGCGGGCGCGTGGGTCGCGGTGAAGCCTTTCGTGGCCGGCGGGGCGGCGGCGGTGAACACCGGCGCGGCCCCGATCCTGCTCAAGGCGGCCGTCGCCTCGAAGCGGCACTGGATCACGAAGGTGCTGCTCGCCAACAAGACCGCCGGGGAGTACCCGGTGGCGGAGATCGTGGAGGACCCGGCGGGCACGCCGGCCGTCGTCCTGACGCTCGTGCCGCAGTGCGTCTCCGCGGCGTCGATGGGGGAGAAGGTCGTGGACTTCGACCCGCCCGTCGAGTGCACGGTCGCGAAGGCCCTGGGCTACCAGCTGCAGTCCGCGACGGGCGACTGCTACTGCCAGCTCTGCGGGTTCGTCGAGGCCTGATCGAAGGTCTGGTCCTGATCCCGCGCTGAGCGGGGCAACCGAGAAACGGAGATCCTGAGATGCGCGAGAACAGGGCGGTGAAGTTCGGCGAGGAGCTCGAGCCGCAGAACGCGGCCGTCGCGGCCCACAACGGCACGGACGTCGACGGCGCCGGCTACGAGATCGTCGAGTTCCTGGTCTACGCGGGGGCCCCGGCGGCCGGCGCCACCCTCGACGTCAAGCTCCAGGAGAGCGACGACAACGGGGCCGGGGCGCCGGCGTCCTACGGCGACGTGACCTCGGGGGCCCTCCCCCAGATCACGACGAACGCCGGGCAGAAGGTGATCCGCGTCGCGACGCGGAACGTGAAGCGCTGGCTCCGGCTGGTCTTCACGGTCGGGACCGACACCTTCTACTGCGCGTCCGCCTACGTCTGCCGGGGCGGCGAGACGAGCCAGCCCGAGGCGGCCGCGGACCTGACCGTCGGCTTCGCGTGAGCCGACAGGAGGACCAGAAGTCCGAGCGCGAGCCTGCGCCCGAGCCCAAGGGTGGGAAGGCGCAGGCTCGACCGCGTCCGGGCGGGACGTGGGATCGCATGCACCGCGGGCGGGAGGAGCCCTGCGGGTGCCGCCGGCGGAGGCGCCCGCCCCACAACTGACGCCGGGAGGGCCTCGCCGTGACCGTTCTCTCGCTGACCACCGCGGCCCGGGTGAAGGCCTTCCTGGAGGTCGGCGGGAAGTCATGGACCGCGGCGGACACGCTCCTCACCCAGCTGATCCCCGAGGTCTCGGCCGCCTTCGAGCGCCACTGCGGCCGCGAGTTCTTCCTCGAGGAGCGGACCCGGGACTTCGACGTCCGCCCGGGGCAGATGGTCGTCCAACTCCCCGCCTGGCCGATCACGGCCCTGACCGAGGTCCGCAACGCCCTGGACCCGGACGACTTCGCCGAGGCCTCGTCCCTGGTCGACTCCGACGACTACGTGGCGAACACCCGCCTGGGGATCGTGGAGTTCTACGGGCCGACCCTGGTGAGCGGGCCGCAGGTCCTGCGGGTGAAGTGGACGGGCGGGCTCGCGGCCACGGACGCCAACCTGGTCGCGGGGTACCCGGACCTGGCGCTCGCGTGCGAGATGCAGGTGGCCTACCTGCTCCAGCGGCGGGCGACCCTGGGGGCGAACGTCCAGAGCGGTGGCGGGGCGAGCATGTCCTTCGGTGAGCCGGGGGTGGACCTCCTCCCGGACGTGCTGCGGAAGCTCGCGCCGTACGTGAGGTACCGCTGATGGCCATCGGCGTGACCACCGGGTTCGAGGGGGACGACGCCTTCGAGGCGCTGCGGCGGTTCCCCCAGCGCCTCGCGAAGGAGCTCCACGGGGCCCTGCTCCGGTACCTCCGCGGGTTCGCGGCCGTGAACGGTCCCTGGCAGCGGAAGTTCATGCGGGGCCGTCCCGGGCTGAAGCGCCAGTCCGGCGACCTGGCGCGGTCCTTCGAGGTGGCGGACCTGACGTCGGACCCGTCGAACGTGGCGACGGTCGGGGCGCGGGTCTTCACCAGGTCGCGGTACGCCTGGATCCACGAGGCCGGTGGGGTGATCGAGGCGAAGACCGACCGGACCATCACGGTGAAGCGGGCGGCCCTGCGTGCCACCCTGCCGGACGGTCGAGCGCTCACGGTCGGCGAGCGCACGTACACCTACACCCGCCGGATGCTCGTCTGGAAGGACCGGCGGGGCCGCTGGTACTCGAAGCGGCGCGTGACCATCCCCGCGCGCATGCACTTCCGCGCGAGCTTTGAGGAGGACGCCCCGACGCGCGCGGTCATCCTCCCGAACGCCGTCGCGCGGTCGCTGGGGAACCCGCCGCCGTTTCCGACCCAGGTGGGCGGGAAGGGAGGAGGGTAGCCCGTGCCGTCCCCCCTCTCCACGCGCCGGAACGTGATCGCCAACCTGAAGGCGGCGCTCGAGGCGATCCTGCCCGCGAACGGCTACCAGACGACCGTCCGGGCGGTGTACCGCGGACTGGTGGCGCCCCAGGCGGCACCGACCCCGTTCATCTGCATCGCCACGGGGCGGGAGACCTACCAGGAGCTGGCCTGGCCCAACGTGAACCGGAGGCTGCCCATGACCCTCGTGGGGGAGCTCGAGGTTCCGGAGGGCGCCGGCGACGGCGCGGCCGACGAGGCGGATCGCTTCCTGGCGGACATGGAGAAGGCCGTCCTGGCGAACGCCAAGCGCGGGGGCTACGCGGTCGGGACGAAGCTCGTCTCGAACGTGATCTTCTCCGACGACCCCCAGGAGCCCTGGGTCGAGGTACAGCTAGACATCGAGGTGGAATACAGGACGACGCGGACGGATCCCTACACCGCGGTCTGACGACGGAGGCACACCATGGCCGGCGGACTTCTCCAGAGAGCACAGCAGATCGGGTTCAAGCTTGAGGGCACCGAGGGCACGGCGGAGACTCCCGCCGCGGCCGACGCGGACCTCCTCGTCTACGACGTCGAGTTCGAGCCTCAGGTCGAGCGCTCGAAGCGCAACCCGGCCCGCAAGTACCTGACGCCCCTCCCCTCCATCCCCGGGAAGTGGATGGGGAAGATCTCCTTCGGCGTCGAGCTGAAGGGCTCCGGGTCGATCGCCACGGCGCCGTCCTGGGGGAAGTGCCTGAAGGCCTGCAAGATGCAGGAGGTGGCGATCTCCACGATCGCGATCGGGGCGGTGACGTCCGGGCCGTTCCGCCCGGGCGAGCGGATCACGGGCGCGCCCTCGGCCGGCGTGGGAATCGTGGTCGACCGGATCCCCACCGGCACGTCGCCCCTGCCGTACGTGGTCGTCTCCGGGGTCCTCGCGAACGGGGACGTGATCACGGGCGAGAGCTCGGGTGCCAGCGCGACGGCCTCGGGTGCGCCGACCGCGGCCCAGGGCTACAACTACCGCCCGGTCTCGACCGGGGACTCCTCGGCGACGATCTCCTTCTGGCACGACGGGCTGCTCCACAAGATCTACGGGGCCCGCGGCACGGTGAAGGGGACCTGCAAGAACGGCGGGGTCGCCATGCTCCGCTTCGAGTTCACCGGCGTCTACGACGACACGTCCGACGTCGCCATGCCCGACCCGACCCACGAGGCCACCGTCCCGGTCGCCGTCGTGGACGTGGGGATCTACCTGGACACGATCAACCCGATCATCGCCGGGCTCGACTTCGACCTCGGCAACCAGGTCACGGCGCGGGAGAGCGCCCACGCGGTCAAGGGCGTGCTCTCGGTGCGGGTTGGCTCGCGGGAGCCCACGGTCACGATCGACCCCGAGGCCACGCTCGTCGCGGACTTCGACTGGTGGACGAAGCTCCAGGCATCCACGACCTCCTACCTGCGCATGCAGGTCGGGAGCGCCGCGGGGAACAAGATCATCCTCGGGGCCGGCGCCCTCTCCTACGACGCCGTCCGCCAGCAGGCCAGGGGCGACGTCCAGGTCCTCGGCGTGACGCTCGGGTGCGTCTCGCCGAACGTGTCCCGCGGGGACAACGAGTTCCTGATCTCGATGATGTAGGAGGCCGCATGGACGACCAGGCGGTGACGCTCCTCAGTGCCCGGATCGACGGGCTGGCCGGCGAGGTCGCTGGTCTCCGGAAGGCGATGGAGGACTGGCGGCGCGATCTGCCGTGCGCCACACACCGCGCCGACCTGGCCGTGGTGAACCAGCGCCTCGAGGGCCACGACCAGAAGATCCGGTCCCAGTGCGAGTCGCTGTCGGAGCTCCAGGAGCAGCACGCCGAGGAGCGTGGGGCGCGGAGGCGCACGAGCGCCCTCGCGGCCGGGGTCGGGACGATCGCCGGGTGGGTCCTGTCGCAGTTGCCCGCGTGGTTGAAGGGAGGCTGAGCGTGCCCGTCGCAATCGACCCGAGGAAGCGCGTCCCCTTCGTCCTGGAGGACGAGCGTCCGCTACCCGTCCCCCCGGGTGCATCCGAGGAGGACCAGGCCCGGATCGCCGAGGAGAACCGGAAGCGGGCGGAGAAGGCCGTCACCTTCCACCTCGGGATCCTGACGGCGTACGAGTGGTCCCGGTGCCTGGACGACCGCGAGGACCCCGGCACCCTGGACCTCCGGCTACTGCGCGGGGGGCTCCGTCCCTGGCACTGGGCGAACGGGCCGAAGTACGGGGTGGCCGACGTCGATCGCGGGACGCCCACGGACGAGACGATCGCCTGCCTCCTGCCGCGGCACCGGGTCGAGCTCGCGGCCGCCATCCGGGACCTGAACCTCTTCGGGGACCTCGACGCGGGAAAATCCTAATCGCCATCTCGGCGGCCTTCGGGCTGCTCCCGATGACGTGCGGTCAGGGATGCAGGGACGTCGAGGTACGCCGGCAGTGGGGCTGCGACCGGCCCGCTGTGCTGCGCCCGGGGCAGGACGGGGTGGTCTCGGTCCCGTGCTGGCGGTGCAGCGACGGCTCCTGCGGGAAGTGCGTCAGGGGGCGCGTCTGGTTCGACCGATGCCCGACCGCACTCTGGGAGCCGTGGATCGGTGACTTCCTGCGATCGCTCCGGGCGTACGAAGCGGGGTTCCTGCCCGCGCCCGGTGGCATCGAGGACCAGGCCCGGGTTTGGCTCGACGCGGTCCAGGTAGCGATCCCTCACTGGCATACTTGCCTCCGTACCGCAGCCGAGCGTGAGGCCGCCCGCCGTGCCTGAGTCGAGCCAGCACGAACTTGCCGTCGTCGTCCGGGCCCGGGACATGCTCTCGGGGATCATCGAGAAGATGGGGGCGACGGGCCGCCGGGAGTTCGACCGGCTCGCCGGGTCCGCCGAGACCGCCAACCGGAAGATGGCCGGCTTCGGGAAGACCGGCCTCCACATGGAGACCCTCAAGCGGGGCGCGGGCCAGGTCGCGACCGGGCTCCTGATGATGACCCAGAACGCCGAGGGGACGGCCGGCGCGCTGGGGCAGATGGTCTCCCAGGGCCTCGGTGCGTTCATGGCCGGCGGGCCGGTCATGGCGGGCCTGTCGGTCGTGACGGGCCTGGTCGGGCTCCTGGGGAAGAGGTCCGCCGAGGCCGCCGAGCAGCAGCGGCGCCTCCGCGAGGAGCAGCAGCGCGCCTGGGAGGAGGAGGTCAAGCGGAACCAGGAGGCCCTGAAGGCCGAGTCCGAGCGCAGGAAGAAGATCGAGGACCGGCTCCAGGCCCTCCGGGACGAGACGGCTCTCCTCAACGCCAAGAGCGAGTCCGAGCGCAAGTCGATCGAGAACCAGCAGAAGCTCCGCGACGCCAGCGGCGAGGACATGGCGCTGAAGTCCGGGCTCTCGATCTACAAGGCCGAGCTCCAGCGGCAGGGCGCGGAGCGGGCCGCCAAGGAGCGCGAGCGTCAGGCGAAGGAGGCCGAGGCCTCCGCCGAGCGGGCGAAGAAGGACGCCGACGCGGTCAAGGCCCGGGACGAGGCGATCGCGAAGGCCGCGTCCGACAAGCGGGTCGCCCTCCGCGAGCAGGCCGAGCAGTACCTGCGGATCTCCCAGCTCACCGAGGAGGAGGCGAAGCACGCCTCCCAGGTGGAGATGATCCGGCGGCTGCAGGCCGCCGGGGAGCGCGACCTCGCCGGCCTGGTCGAGGCGAGGCTGCGGCGGGAGATCGCCCTCGAGCGGGAGAAGCAGGCGGCTGAGAAGGAGAAGACCGCGGCGGAGAAGTCCGAGCGCGCCGAGACCGGTTCCCGCCGGCGCATGGAGCTCCTCTACGCCTCGACCGATGCCGAGCGCCAGGCCGTCGAGGAGCGCCAGCGGTACGAGGACCTCGTCGAGGCCGGCAACAGCGCGGAGACCGCGTCGGCTGTCATCAGCGCCGAGCGGTACGAGCGCGAGAGGCAGACCCGCGAGGAGAAGGAGGGCCAGGTCCAGGAGATCCGGCACTCGATCGAGCTCCTCAAGGCCGAGAACGAGGAGGCCCGGACGCGGCTCGAGCGGGAGCAGGAGATCCGGCGCGAGCGACGGGAGGGTCACGAGGAGGCCGTGAAGGCCCTCCAAGAACGGTGGCGCCTGGAGGACGAGCAGGCGGCCAAGCGCAAGAAGGAGGAGCAGGAGGCCGCGCGCGAGACCGCCCAGCACGGCGCCGGGTGGACCGGGTCACACATGGACAAGGGGCTGGCGCGGGACCGGGCCGAGCGGCGGGGCGCGCTGCACATGCGGAAGCGCCGGCGCGAGCTCGGGGCCCGCCGGTACACCGGCATCGAGACCGGCGAGGACATGACGGTCGGACCGGGCGGGTTCGGGTTCGGGCGCGCGGGGGGCGGGGCTTCCTGGTTCGGCGCCGAGTCCGACGAGGACACGGACGCGGAGACCTTCACGGCGGACTTCCGGGGGCACGGGCGGTACGGGCGGAAGCGGGCCAGCCGGCGCGGTGGCGCTGGGGCGGGTGCCGGGCCTGAGACCGCGTACAAGCCGCCGGAGGTCGCGTACACGCCGACCGGCGGCGCCCCCAAGGACTCCCGCGACACCGTCGGTGGCGGCGAGGTCCGGAACCTCGAGGAGGCCGTCGCTCGCCACAACGAGGCGCTGAAGCAGACCCAGGACTCCCTCGCCTCCGGCGCGAAGGGCATGGCCACCGGAGCGGAGGAGGCGCGCCGCATGGCCGAAGCTTCGACCGCCGTGGCCGAGTCCGTGCCGGAGCTGACGAAGGCGGTCGAGGAGTCGGCCTCCCAGCTCGGCCGGCTGGCCGACAAGGCCCCCGCGATCGAGGCGGCCGCCACCCTCCTCGAGGACGTCCAGGGCCGACTGAAGAAGCTGGAGGACGGCCTGGACCAGCTGGCCAAGATCGTCTCGGGGGCGTGAACCGTGAGCCACCAGACCCGCTACGCCTACGGCGACTTCCTCCTCTGGCGGGAGGGCATCGGGCACGTCGAAGAGGACGTCCGTGGCGACCTGCAGGTGCACCCGGGCGCGGATCGCACGGAGGCTCTCGTCGTCCCCGCGAGCCCGAACTTCAACCTCCAGGTCGTCGTGAAAACGCTCGGCTTCCCGAACCCCGCGTCGAAGGACCAGAAGGGCTGGCGCTCGACGATGGCCGCGCTCCGCAAGGGCCTCCGCGCGCGGTCGGAGCGCGCCGATCCGCTCGTCTGGATCGAGCACGACCTGCCCACCCGCGTTCTCAGCGCGGTGGCCCCGAACCTGAAGATCACCGGTGGGCACGGGTTCGTGAACGGCGACGTCGTCCTGATCCGCCGGCTGGGCGTCGGGCTCTACAGCCTCGGCACCGTCGCCGTCGTGGACGCGGACGAGTTCAACGTCACGTCCCTGGCCGGCGCGCTCCACGCGATCGCCGTGAACGACGACGTCTACCTGGTCGAGCAGTACTGGTACCCGATGGTCTACCAGCGCGTCGCTCCCGCCGAGCCGCAGCAGAAGGGCGACTGGTGGGGGAAGGAGTTGGTCTACACGTTCCTCGGCCCGGGCACCAGCACGTACGAGCGGACCTCATCGAGCACGGTGGGCAACTGACGTGCCGGACGCCACCCTCCTCTATGCCCTCCGGTTCGACGGTGCCGGATACCCGTCGTACGCGACCCCTTGGCCCGGCTTCACGTTTCCCGCCTCCGGCAGCGTGAACCCGAGCGGGTGGTCGCGCCCGGTCGTCGACGGGTACGGCCACGGGGGCGCGAGCCGGTCGATCGGTGGCGTCACGTGGCGTGGGATCTGCACGACGTACCCCGGGCGGAGCGACTACCAGGCCGACCTCCTGATGCGGTGGAAGAACCCGGGGTACGCCGGCCGCCGCGAGGTGGGGCTCATCGTCCGCGGCCTCGACGTGAATAACTGCCTGGTCGCGCGGCTCCGTTCGATGGTTGGGGCGAGTGCCGAGCTCCGGCTCTTCAAGGTGATAGCCGGCGTCGAGACCCAGCTCGGGGCGACGTACACGGGCATCGGCGCGGCGCAGATGGAGGCGCCCGGCGTCCGGATCCGCGTGCGCGTCGAGGACCTCCAGGACGGCACGGGGAACACCCGCGTCACGGTCTACAAGAACCCGACGGGGGCCACGGCCAAGGGCACGTCAGTGATCGACTGGACGGGCGCGGTCCCGCAGCTGCGCGGCGCCCACCGGATCGGCGTGGAACTGCGCGACCTGGTCTACTGGGGCGACGTCTACGTCGACGACCTCGAGGTCTACGACCTGGCGGACGAGTGGGCGCCGACGGGATCGCCGGGCACCGGCTGGCAGATCGAGATCGGGAACACCCTGTACTCGACCGACGACCTGAACGCCCTCTTCCCCGCGACGGGGACGACGCAGAAGGCGTCCTGGTCGGCGAAGGTACGCCAGGCGTACGGGCCCCAGGGGAACCAGTTCCAGTTCACCCTGCGCGGGCGGTTCGAGGGCGGGACGTTCCTCTTCCCCGGGCAGCGGATCCGCGTCTTCCACGACGGACTCTGCCGCTTCCGCGGCGTCGTCGCCCAGGGGAAGCAGGGCCTGGCTCCCGCCGAGGACCAGACCTGGATCGCGTACGACGCCTACTGGGCCTCTCGCCAGATCCGCGTCGCCGAGGACGACAGGACCGGCACGCTCGCGTTCAACGTCTGGGACACGGCGTCGGACTCCTACAGGGCCGACCGCCAGAATCAGACCATCGGAACGGTCGCCCAGTGGTTCTTCGACCGGTACCTGGACCGGCTCCGGTTCTACGGGTGCGCCCCGCCCGATCGCGTGCCGTACGAGACCGCGGAGCTCGCGGCTCTCGACGCGAAGATCTACGACCTGTCGCTGTCCGGCACGTTCCCCGCCGTCGTCTCCTCCCTGCTCCGGTACTGCCCGAAGTTCCAGCCGTGGGTAGACCCGCAGACGCTGATCTGGCACTTCCGCGACGTGACGACCCTCACCGCGGAGGACGTGCGACTCAGCTCCGAGTGGGTGACGCTGGCCGTGGAACCGGACCGCGACAAGGCGTACACCTTCGTCGAGTGGTTCGGGGCGAAGAAGGAGAAGAAGGACACCGTCACCTACAAGCAGTCCGACGGCACGCTCGAGCCGGCCTGGACGAAGACCCAGGAGGACACCTACAAGAAGGACAAGAGGCACCGGACGAACCACGTCGGGAACTTCCTCGTCGCTGCCAACGCCCCCTTCCCGCCGATCGCTGGCCAGCCCGAGAACGCCGTGGTCTACATCGACGTCCCGGCGGCCGAGGGTCTCGAGCCCGATGACTGGCGCGGGGCGATCTGCACCGTGAACGGTGACGGCTACGACCGGTGGGTGTGTGGGAACACCTCCACGCGGATCTGGCTCTCGAGCCCGCTCTGGGGGGGCGGCATTCCTCCGGCGGCCAGCACGTACGGTCTGTCGCTCGTGGACCCGGACGCGATCCCCGCCCTCTCGGCGATGGGCGTGGGGCGGGTCTACTTCTTCCCGCCGGTCGAGATCTGCGGGTACCAGTCGGCCTACGACGCGGGGCTGCGCTACAACGGCATCTGTGGGAAGGCGCAGGCCGTCGCGACGGGTGAGGACGGCGAGGAGTACTCTCAGGAGTACCAGTACCGGGTCTACGCGATGACGGCGGCGCAGCAGGCAGCCGGCTTCTGCGACCCGCTGATCGTGCTCTCCGAGAAGCCGAAGCCGCCGATCGCGCTGATCAACTACCTTCCGCCGCCGGGTGGATCGCCGCCTGACAGCGCCTGCGAGGCCGGCAACTCCAACAAGCCGGCCCAGATTCCCATGGTCGACGTCCAGATCAACGTCTCCGAACTGGAGGAGGAGGCGCCCTACTTCCGGTACCCACCGCTGACGGCGGGGGGGCTGGACACGTTCCACGGCCCCGCCTACTCCGACGACCCCGCGAACTGGGACGGCGGCGGTCAGCCCTCCGGCACCGACTGGGGCGTCACCCAGGGCTACACCGTCGAGGACCCCGACTTCGTCGACCTGGCCCAGAAGCCCGACCTCCTGCTGGCTGCTCAGTACATCCTCGACCTGAAGAGCCAGAAGCCCTACATGTACCGACTGAAGATCGCCTCGCCCTGGGCCGCCGTTGGCCCTGTCGCCGCGGCGACGACCTCTCGGTGGGCCGGGCTCCAGAAGCGCGTCACCATCTCGAGCGCGAAGCGGACCACGGGGTTCGAGTCCGCCGCCGGCCTGATGGTGTTCTCCGTCACGTGGGACATCGGCGGGAACACCACGGAGCTCGAGGCGGGGTCCGCGTCCGGCTGGCTGGCCGCCGAGGCCCAGGACGTGGCTGCGGCCTTCAACGAGAAGCGCGTGCTCCGGAAGGTCTACCAGACCGTGAAGGACCTGGAGACGTTCCGCAACGCGCTGATCTCGAAGGCCCAGGATCGCGTCGCTGGGCAACAGGCCGGCGCGATCGACGGCTGTGACGTCCAGGTGATCAACGAGAACACGCGCCGCGTGAGCTCGGTCAGCCAGGACGACGAGGACAAGGAGGAGTGGATCAACCACCAGGCCCTCCGGCAGAAGCTGGAGTCCGGCCTCTTCGGCGGGATCGAGTCCTCGAACCCCGGGGCGAAGATCGCCGTCCCGGGGCTGGACGGCGCATCCGCCAGGCTCGCCCACGATGGCCCGGTGCTCCGCCCCGCGGCTCAGCACGACGCGCCCTTCAGTGGACCACCGACCGGGATCCCGAACGCGGACCGGGGCAGGTACGGGGGCCTGATCGAGACGGACCGTGTCCTGCGGGGCGGTGCGCCGCAGGAGATCATCCGCATCGGCGGCTACGCCTTCCGGAAGGCCGTGGACGTGGGGGGGCGGTACGGAGGGGCGGTCGCCCTGGAGTACTCACCCACGGGCACCGACGGCGCGCCGACGGGCCCCTGGTCCGCCTGGACGAAGCCCTCGGACCTCCCCAACGGCCTGGTGCCGCTGAGCGCTCTCTCCCCGGGATCCACCCAGCACCAGCTTCTCGAGCGCTCGCGCCAGCTCGCGGAGCGCCTCCTCCTGGTCGAGTCCACGCTGGAGCAGCTGAAGGCTCCCGGCGAGTCCCTCGGCGGTGGGCAGACCCAGCCCGCGGACCTCCTCGCCGAGGTCCTCACGTCCGTCGCGAACCCCTGGCTCCAGGTCGTACCGGCCTCCCTCACGGACCCCGGGGGGCTCGTCTGGGCGGGGCCGAAGAACACGAAGGGCGCGGACGCTGAGCTGTACTGGCGGGTGATGGTTCCGGAGCGCGTCCTCGTGCGCGTCCAGGCCGTGCCCGCGGGGACCGGCTTCAACGGCGGCGACTGGGCGTGGTACGTGGACCCGGCCGTGAACGGATACGAGTACATGGCCGCCGGGTACGTGATCCACAAGCAGGTCCATCCTGGCGAACTGCAGGAGAGCGACCTCACCCCGGGGAGCACCTTGCCGGCGGCGGGACTCAACCCGTTCGGCTACCAGGACGGGATCATCCTCGGGGTGGGCGGCGTGGTGCCTTCGGAGGCCGGCGCCGTGATTCCGCTCCCCTCCGGGGCGCGTGGCCGTCCTCACATCGAGGCGGTATTCGAGGAGGATCCGGCGGGGGCTCCTGTCCCCCTGGGCGGGATCTACGGAGGGCAGATCCGGTACGCCTACAAGGCCAGCCCCTGGGCGATGGGAGCGCCGATCAACGGGACCTTCCAGGGCGACGGGGCGAACCAGGCGACGGGGAACTGGCGGGGCCCCGCGGACGCCGTCCCCACGGGCCTGCGGTCCCCGTACGGTCCTACCTCCGGGGCCATGGCCGTCGGGGCTATGTACGGGATCATCCCCGTGCCCGGTGCCACGGTGATCATGATCGGGGTCGGGGTCGACCTGGCCGTGGTCGAGGGCGGCTACATGCTCCTGATGGCCGAGGGGCTCGACCTCGGCGAGGCCTGGGTGCACACGAATCCCAGCGTCCTGGAGCACGGGGAGTTCGGAGACGCCTGGGCGCTGGAGTTCGGGAAGGCCTGGGCGGAGGGGATCGACCTCGGGGAGTCCTGGTCCCTCGAGCTGAACCCCCCGCTGATCCTCTTCGAGCAGTGGGACGTCGCGGAGTCCTGGGTCCTGGACGTCACGAAGGCCCTGTCCGAGGGCGTGGAGATCGGCGAGGTCTGGGCGATGGAACTCAACCCGCCGTAGTAGCGATCCCTCAGCGGCATCCTCTGGGCATGCGCCAACTCCTCCAAGCGATCGCGACCGTCCTCCGCTGGCTCTTCGTCGGCCCCGACGACTGGGACCTGGGCGACGACGGGCGTCCGCGCCGGCTCGGCCGGTTCGAGCCGCGGTCGTCGCCGCCGATCCCGGGGCGGAGGAGGCGCGTGCGCAGCGGGCCCCGCGAGAGCGCCGGCCTGCGCTGCGACTGGGTCCTCGAGCTGCGCGGTCCGGACGGGCAGATGAAGGACCGGAGGGCCTTCACGAACCTGATCGTGAACGCCGGGCTCGACGCGGCGAAGGACCGGCTCTTCAACCCCGCGACGGCCCAGGCTCTGTTCGGGTACTGCGCCATCGGGACGGGCGCCGTGCCTGAGGCGGCCGGAGACGTCGCCCTCGGTACCGAGGTCGCCCGGGACACGACGACCTACACCGCCGGCGGCGTGGGCGTGTGCGTGGTCGAGCGGACGTTCGCCGCGGGCGTGGGGACGGGCGCCATCACCGAGGCTGGGCTCTTCGACGCGGTCGCCCCCGGCGGGACCATGTTCAACCGGAAGACGTTCGCGGCGGTGAACAAGGCGGCCGGCGACAGCCTGAAGGCGAGCTGCACGATCACCCTCGCGAACGCCTGATGCGGGGAGGCACCGGTGGCGTACGCGGTCTGGCCCCAGACACCCTGGCTCGACTTCGAGTACGCGGACGAGTTCCCGGTCGCGCGGATCGAGAACGACCGGTTCGGCTTCCGGCGCGACGTCGCCCTGGCTCCACTCGCCCTGCGGCGGTACAGCCTCCCCGAGCGCGGGCTCACGACGACGGACCGCCAGACGCTGTACGCCTGGCTGGTGGCACGGGGCTGGACGCGGGACGCCTTCCTGTTCGAGGACCCGAAGGACGCGGACAGGGTCGGAGTCGCCCTCGGCGTCGCCGGCGCGGGGCAGACGGTCTTCCCGCTGACCACCACGGTCACGGACGAGGACTACCGGCACTTCCCGAAGCAGGGGACGGTCGTGCTGTACGCGGACGGCGCTCCCGTGTCCGTGGCCAGCGTGGACACCGACGCCAGGACGATCACCGCGACGGTCGCCCCCGGGGCCGGGAAGGTGATGACCTGCGACTTCACGGGGCTCCGGCTGGTGAAGCTCGTCGCAGAGCCCAGCTTTCAGGGCGCGACGGTCGACTGGATGGACTACCAGGTCGAGCTCGAGGAGGTCCTCCGTGAGTAGGGAAGCCTTAGCAGGAGACTAAGGGCTCCTAACCACCCCGACATGCGAGGGCTCCCGATGCGACCGATCCTCCTCATCCTGACCGCCTGCCTCGCGCTCTCCGCCTTCACCGCGTGCGCGTCCCAGGGGCCCGGGGTCGACTGCGACCCCTGCGCCCAGGCCGAGGCCAACCCGGTCGGGCCCGGCTCCCAGGCAGCGGCCGCGGCCGCCGCGGGAGGGCAGCGCGCGAACAACGCCCCTTTCGCCGAGGACACGGCGCGGCTCCAGCCGCAGGTGACCATCGGGCGTGGGCAGGGCGCTACGACCTCGTCCAGCGCGGACTCCGAGCACCGGCAGGTGGCGAGCGGTGGGGCGCAGAACCTGGGCGTGGTCCTGCCGACAGAGGCCAACGCCTCGACGGGAGGCGGGATCTCGGTCGCGGTACAGGAGGCGGCGAGGACCGTGGCGGCCTACCGCTCCATGCTCCAGTGCGCGCTGCTCAACCCGGCCTGTCCGCCCGACCGCATCTCGCTGCTCAGCGAGCAACTGGCGCGAGCCCAGGAGTCCCTTGCCGCCGCGCAGGCTACGGCGAACGCGCCGAACGTCACGAACAACCACTTCGAGAATGCGCGCGTCCAGCTCTTCGGGATCAGCACGTCGAAGACGGGTCCGGACGAGGCGATCAACCCGGACGTCGTGAAGCCGATGGCGGAGGCGGCGGCGAACGTGCTGAGCGAGCCGTCCCCGCCTTCGACTGCCGCTCCTACTTCCGGCCTCTCCGGGTCGAGCCTGCTGGGGGAGCCGGCGCCTGCTCCGGCGGCACCTGACTCCCGCCCTAGCGAGCCCCCGGCGGGGGCTGCGCCGGTCGCACCGCCGATCGGAGGTGGGCAGTGACCCGGCTCGAGCGGACCATCGTCGCGCTGGCGTTGCTCTGCCTCGGGATGGCCGCCGCGTGCGCCTGCTGGGGGTGCGCGTGGAGGTGGGACCGGACGGCGAGCTCGGGCGACGTGGTCGAGTTCCGGTGCCCGGCGCCGTGCGCCAGCGGACAGCAGGGCGGCGACGCGGGGCCCACGCCGGAGATGCCCGGCGGAGGCTCAAGGGGCGGATCCGCTCCGTGAAGTACTCCGACGCCCGTTCCGGGATCGAGGACGCGGACGTGCTCCTCTTCCGCGGACGGGGTCGGTTCTCGCGCCTGATCCAGTGGGCGACCCGGTCGTCCTACTCCCACGCGGGGCTCGCGGTCTGGTTCTCCGGTCGCCTGATGGTGGCGGAGAGCCGCGAGCTCCGCGGCTGTCGGATCGTGCCGCTGTCCAACGCGATCGGATCGGCCACAGTCTGCAGGTTCGTGCCCATGCCCTGGGTCCAGGTGGATAGGGAGCGCGTCGTGGACTCGGCGCTCGCGCGCCTCGGGGCTCCGTACGGGTGGGCGCACATCCTCCGGATCGGCCTCGCGCACCTGCCGCTCTGGCTGCTGCGCCGCATCCCGGTCATCGGGAAGTACGTACCTGGCGGCCGCCAGTGGAGCGAGGACGACCAGGCGCCCAGCGGCCGGTCGCTGATCTGCTCCGAGTACGTGGCCGCGTGCTACCGCGCCGGCGGAGTGGACCTGGTCCCGCGGCTCAGCGACCAGGACACGACGCCGGGCGATCTGGCGCGGTCGGCGGCGCTCGGGTTCGCCGGCGAGGTGGAGCCGTGACAGCCGGCGCCGTCCTCCGCCTGAAGTGCCGCGGCACGCCGGGCATGTTCCTGCAGATCGGCGAGGACGGGAAGGCCGTCATCCCCGTGGCGTCTCCCGCCGGCGAGCAGGGCCCCCCGGGGCCCCAGGGTCCCGAGGGTCCGCAGGGTGCGCAGGGGCCTCAGGGCAGCCCGGGAGGGGCGGGTCCTGCGGGTCCCGAGGGCCCCCAGGGCCCGGTCGGGGCGACCGGCGCACCCGGCGGGTCTGGCCCGGAGGGGCCGATGGGGCCGACCGGACCGACCGGACCGCAGGGTCCCGCGGGCCTCGTCTCGATGCGGCGCGTGACGCAGAACCAGACGGTCGCCCCCGGGCCGTCGGACGTGTCAGACCTGACCGTCGCGGTGCTCGCCGGGCAGACGATCCGCTTCCACGCCTACCTGCTCGTGCAGACGAGCTCCACCGCGATCGGGGCGATGGTCAGCGCGAACGGACCAGCGGCGACCGCA